CCTTACACTTCACACCAAATTCACTTTACTTGAGTCATAGTAGATAGCTTTTAATCTATCATACAATTTATTAGTGATTTTATTAAATAAAATCAACCAAGATTTTATTTAAGGTATTATTCAAACAAATAAATTATGTAATTAAACATTCGTCTCGTTTCCGTTATAAAGGTGTTACTATCGGGTTAGAAGTTTTTATAGTCTCTTACTAATGGACCATAAAGAAATTTAAGTTTTCTTCTTGGGAGTAGGTGGCAATGGTTTGTGCACTATCCGCTTAACTGGAGTAGGTGGTAAGGGTTTTGAAACTTTCTTACTTCTCACTCGTTTCTTTGGGGTTGGAGGTAATGGTTTTGCTTGACGCACAACTACCTTCTGAATCTCATTACCATTTTGGGTAGGTGAACCACCTGACCTTACAGCCTGGTATCCACTTATTGCTCCCATCAATGGTCTTCCGATAGAAGACACGGTATCAACAATACTATCAACAACTCCTAAAAACCAATCACCTAAACCATTATCTCTGAATTTAGCACCTATTGGTATGCATCTGATAATCTCAGAATACAATTTCATTGCCACATCATCCTTCGAAGCACTCATTTTCGCAAGTGTTGATAAATTAGCATCCTGACTAGAAATAAATCTTTCCAAGATGACAGTTCTATTAACTTTGAACGTACTTTGAGGTGTTAAACCACTTAAAACACAACCTTTCTTATTAAATGGGGTTTTAAAGTTATTTATTGTGCATGACTGGTTCAGACCGGCATCAACAGTTGGGACTGTACAGTACACAAGTCCATTAGAACCTGTGTCCGGTGCAATCTTACTATTTGGCCACTGTAACTCATCAGCAGTATAAACACTTCCCGTTGTATTAGTGAAGGTTGGAGGATTCTGTAAAGAATCCATAGTTTGAACTAGATAACAACCTTCTGTCGCTTCCCACTGTTGTGTACCGGGTAGTAACATAGCTTCCGCCAAAGTATAAGGAGGTAAATTGTCTATGGTCATAGTTCTTACTGTATTACGCGTAACAGGTACAGTAGGGAGATATTTCTTCTCCCCACTTTTCCCCATCACATAATATTTTTCAGGAACCAATTCTTCACAGATTTCTTCACTTACATTATCTAAAGGTTTTTCCAACTCAATTTCCATTTTGTGTTTTAAAGTCATAACAACAACTTCAATTTCTTTTTCTTTTATTTTTTGCACCCTGTGTGCTGGCTCAACGAAAATATTCTCAACTCCAAATTTATCAATAATTTCTTGGTCTAATGTAGCAGATGTAACAGTTAAGTAATAAGCAGTAGCATCATTCTTAGAATTAGGTTGTTCATACACAGCGATCGATCCACCTCGGTAGAGTTCTGCAGTAGTATTCGCAACTTCAAACGCTTCCCCAATTTTCCTCAATTTCCCTTGCAGGAAAGAAGAATTTATATTGGTACTCGCAGGATAATTACTAGCATTCACAACTGGTTGGTTCTTATTACCACCCCAGCTGGGTATTACTGTTGTTACATTTGATGTTCCGTTCAGTGATTGATTAAAACCAACCGAACTAAGACCTCCAATTTGTAATATATTTGTAGGAGATGCTGTTCCATCGAGGATTGCATTCTGATTTTCAACCTTGACAGAGTTACCTCCAGTTTGGGCGATATCATTAACTAAATAATCATCAAGCCACAAATGGAAACCCCATGTTGCATTAGCATCAAAAGTCGAGGGCATAGCCACATCATAACTTTGTTTGATAACTTGAACAACACTAGGTCCAGTATTCTCATCACAGTATCCATCACAATCTATTTTCTCATCGTGACAAGGGTCTAAAACGGCTATCAACCATTTCCTACCTTCATCAGTCATCCCAGTTACACGTTGCACTTTGTCTAAGAGCTTATCTCCTCTAACAACTTTATTCATATTAAAATTTAAATCCAACCTACCTACCTCGACTCTACTCGGATAAAAATTAGTCCTAATAGAGGCTGACTGATCACCTGTTATCAAAAAACTAAAATCAAAATCATTCATGTGCATATACTGCTCATTGATCATTTGAAATTTCGTCTTCAATATTGGGTTTTCCGTCTGTATAAATTCTAAAAATGAAAAAGACGCTTTGTACAATGGATCACTTTCCTCCAGTAAACTCATAATAGTCAGCACCTTAAAATATTGGTCCGTAACGGACAAAGGTTCTCGATCACTCAAACAAAAACAGAGAGAACTCGCTAATTTGCCTGTCCTGGGTATAGGAATATACTCAAAACCATTCCACTTAGCCGTGGAACCCAAAAAAGAGGGGGCTTGTTTCGTAAATAACTGACCAGCTTCATGGTAAAAACATTCAGATTGACTTTCTTTAATTACCATACCATACTTGGTATAAACTGATTTCTCAACAGAAAGATATTCTTCTCGAGAGACTCCGGCTAAAGGCCCTTTGAGTCCAAGAATTTTATCATCAGAATAAATGGCTAATTCGAAGCAATCAAAGAAATCGTCATAATTTGGTAATTCACCAAAGATATTGAAATACAATGTCAAGACCACCTCAAATTTTATTATTAAATGTAAAATACCATTATCCATAGTAGTGTTATTCTGACCAGAAGCATTTGAAACATTAAATTCATAAACACTCCCATCAAAGTAGACACGCACTGGGTTAACAGTATAATGTGTTACATATTCTAATAAGTCTTCAAGG